GAACGAGGAAGGTCGGACGGTTCTCCTCACGGCTCACGACGTCATTTCCATGGCGCGGCGAGCGGGTTGGCCCCGATGAGCGCTCTCGTCATCTATTGCGACGCGTCGGCTCCTCACCCGCACTCGCCGGACGACACTAAGTCGGGTTGGGGAGCCGTGTTCGTCCGCGACGGAAAGGTCGTCGGCGAGGCCAAGGAGACCATGGCCCGGATGGAGTCGGTTGTCGCGGAACTCAAGGCGGCGCGCTATGCGCTCGAACACGCCGTCAGACACAAGCTTTGCAGCGCCGGGGAGACCGTCATAGTCGCCAGCGATTGCGACGCGGTTGAGAGGCTGTTGAGCGGCCGTCCGAGCAAGGTTCGACCGAGGGTCGAGCTTGTGGCGCTTGCCGAGGGCGTCGCGCGGGTCGCGGTCAAGGCCGACCTCACGCTCGTCGCGACATGGGTCAAGGGACACGCCAAGGCGACGCCGGTCCATGGAAAGCACAACGCTCGCGCCGACCGGCTCGCGCGGGAAGCGTCCGGGGCCGTCGCGGCGAGGCAACGCAAGGCCGCCGAGAGCCGCCGGGCGAACGACGAGCGCCAGCGCGCCGAGAGCGACAAGCTCAAGGCGGAGAAGCGCGCCGAGGCGGAGAAGCGCAAGCGCGAAGCTCTCTCGTCGCGCGAGCTTCGGTTCCAGCGCATCGCCGAGCGAGTCGCGCAACTTGAGGGCCGGTCGTGAGAGAGCGGATTTACTGCCGCATCCCCGGTTGCACTCGGTCTATGTTCGTCGAGACCGCAATCAAGCGTTGGGGAACGCCTCACGTCGGGATGATTTGCGGCAAGCATTGGCGACGCCTATCCTTGCGCGAGCGGGCGGTCGTTCACCGAATGCGCCGAAAGATGCGCCGGTTCGGCGACGAGGCCGTCCCGCGCGAGCGTTGGGAGCGAGTTTGGAAAGCGCTCCGGCGGCGCATGGCGGACCCGCGTCGCATCGGCCGGGAGCTTGGCCTATGAAATGGGAACCGCCCGAGGGGTTCACCCTCAACACTGGCGAAATGCCGCCCGAGGCCGCCGGGAAGCGGGTCCGCGTCATCCTCCGGCATTCGAGGGAGGAGCCGCAATATGCGAACGAGACCCGCTCGGACCTCCCGCCCGGATGGGCCGCCGACGGGAAAGGCGGTTGCCGATGGACGTTGAAGCGCGCCCCGTTCGACATTGTCGCTTATCGCATTCTGTGAGAGTGTGACCGCTCCCCGGTCGCGGCGAGTCGGGTTGCCCCTCAAAAACCGGCTCGCCGCACTACCCGAAAAGCTGGCGGATGACGGCGTCAATCCCCTTGAGCGCGGCGGCGGTCGCGAGCGATTGCCATAGGTTCGAGCCCGCTTGCATCATGACGCCCGGCCGCATTTCCGGCGAGCCCGGAACCCGGTCGGCGTTCGCTTGCTCGGCCATGCTCGCCAGTTGCGGCATGATGCCCGCCGCCGGGGACGCGAAAATCGGCGTCCCGAGCCGAGCCTCGCGCGACGCAAGCTCCGCGTCCGACGTGACGCTTAGGCCGCGCCGGGCCTGTTGCGACCGGGTCATCTGAATCACGTTGCAGCGGCAACGGAACCCGAGCGGCGGGAACCACCGAGTCCAGAACGGATGGTCAATCGGAAGAACGATGCCCTCCCAAGCGCGATGGTCCGAATGCGGCGACTTGGGAGGATGACGGACGCGCTCGTCGCGCCCGGTGACGCCGCGCAAGTAAGGCATGGCCGACCGCGCGGCCCAATAGCGCGACCAACGCCCGCAGGCGCGAGCGAGGCGGAGGTTCGTGTCATAGATAAGCCGGACGCGCGTCGCGACTTGCTCGGCGCTCTTGTCCGGAAGCCAACCCTTCGCGCGAAGCGTCGGGAGGACCATGCGCTCGAAATCGACCTCGGTCCCGCCCATGGCGACGGTCCGGTTGAACGCTTGATAGAGGTCGTCGATTATATCCTGTCCGGCCGTCCGGGCGACCGCGAAGCTCCGCGCGTGTTCGGCCGCGCCGATTTCGTTCCAGTGATTGAGCGCGAGCGGCTTGCGCGCCTCGGCCCATGCTCGAATGTCCTCGGAGTCGACGCGAAGCGGGTTGAGGGGTCCGTCGGGGAACGTCCGGGCGTCGAACGCGACGAGGTCCGGCCGGTCGCCAATGAGGACGGGCATGAGGGCGGAGCCGGTCACTCAATCGTCCATGTCGAGGTTGAGCTTGTGCCGGAGCCGGTCGACCGCGCCGAGGATTCGGACGAACGAGCCGCGCGTCGACCAACGCGCCCCGGCGACGCCGTCCCGGTGAACGATTGCAACCGCGACCGAGGCTATCTCGCCCTCTCGCGCGGCGGCGAGGACGTCCTCAAGGAGGTCGACAATGCCCTCGTCGACGATTTCCGGCTCAATCGGATGGAGGTCCGCCATGCGCTAGACCATGTCCGCGTCATGGAGCCTTTGCAAGCGATAGGCCCGCTTGTGGCGGCGGAGCATTCGACGACGGCGGGCTCGGCGGTCGCTCTCCTGTTCGGACAATCCGAGCGAGCGGTCGCGCTCGAACGAGGCGTCGAGCGGGTCGAGGCGGCCGGAGGACAGCGCGGAAAGAATGCCGCTCGAACCGCCCTGAATCCGCAACGCCGCCTCCCTAGATGACTTGGTCCTCGGCGTCGTCCTCGGCCGCGACGCGCGTAGCGAGGAAAGAGAGCCCCAAGGTTTTCGCGAGCTTGTTCGGGTCGAACTGCTCGAACGCTTGGAGCAAGGCGACGCGAGCGCCGTCGACCGAGAGGTTGCCGTCGGCAAGCTCCTTGGCCTTGGCAAGCTCGCTCCGAATGCTCGACGCGAACTCAAGGATAATCGGGTTCGTCTCGTCCATGAGCCGCGCGGTGAGCGCGTCAATCGCTTCCTCCTCGGCGGCCGAGAAAACTGGCGTCATGCCCGGAAGCGGCTCGGGGTCGATTTCCTCGAAAAGCTCGGGGCCGAACACAAGCTCCCCGGTGAACGGCTCGACCTTGGAGAGGTCGACGCCCGAGCCGTCATAGGTGATTGTGACGTGAGGGACGAACTCGTCGAAATCATGCGACGCGCCGTTTCCGAGCATGGCGTCGTGACGCCATGCAAGCTCGCTCGACGCGAACCGGAGGACGACCGCGCCCTTGTCGCCGAGAGCCTCGACCGTCCGGGGTCCGCCCGGCGGGACCTTGAGCGTTCCGTCGGGTCCGCCGGTCCAAGCCTCGCCCATGGCGAACCAATCAACCGGCGTCCGCGAATAGAGAACCGTGACGTGGAGGTCCGGAACGACGTCCTTGAACCCCTGTCCCTCGGCCCATTTCTTGAACGCGCCGACATTCTGCAACCGCCGTTGAACATAGAGCGGGCGCGGATTTTGCGCGTCGAACTCGGCGCGCTTGCGGGCTTGGTCGGCGCGGATTTGCGCCGGGTCGTTATTGTTCGCGGGGTTGCCCGGCGAGAACGCGGGCGGCGGAGGCGGCGGCTCCTTGTATTCATAGCCGTCGCCATAGACTTGCCCGAACGATTCCTCTGTCCGCTCCCAACCGAGAGTCTTGAGTTGGACGTCGCGCTCGGCGACCGTGTTGAGGTCGACCGGGTCGTCGAGGATTCGATAGACGCGCGGCGGGACGACGTCCGGGCCGTAGTTCCAGCGCGTGACCCATGTCGCGACCGTCCGGTTGATGGTCTCGCAAATGAGGTCCGCGTCCGCCTTGACGAGTTCGTCCTTGACGTCCTCATGAACCTCGGACTGTTTCCCGCCGACGCCTTGCGGGGTCGCCTTGGACGTTCCCGGCTGGCCGAGAATAAGCCGCATCATCGACTCATTCTGCTCGGTTATGAAATCCTTGTATGGAGACCCGCCGACCGCGCGTTGAGCCTCCATGAACTGAACGGTCGACGCCACGCCTTGCGGGACGTGGACCGCAGAATCCGACCCAATCGCGACGAGCGAGGACAGGAGCTTTGCCTTTTCCGACTCCGGCATTCCGTCCGGGAACTCTGCAATCCGGGTCGGGTCCGCGAGCTTCTCAAGGAGGAGAGCCCAAAAGCGGGTTCCGGCGCGCTTGAACCAAACCGGCCAATAGACCCAATGCGCGAGGCCGAGGCCATAAAACGCGAAATCGTGAGTTCCGCCGGTTCGGATGGAAAAGAACTTGTTTGGCGGGAGCGCCTCGCCGCCAAAGCCGCCGAGCATGGCGGCGATGCGAAGCTCGCCGGTATGAGTGAACCCGAACCAACGCCGGTCCGGGACGACGACGTCGTCAAGCCAAATGAGGCGACGGCCGTTCTTGACCTTGGTCGTCCACATTGCCTCGCCGACGGCGTAACCGAACCAAACCGCGAAATGGAGGAGCGTCGTCACCCGGTCGAACCCGACGCCGTCGAGCATTTCCTTAAAATCCTCGCCAGCCTTGACCGAGCGCGGGTCGTTCTCGTCGCCGGGCGTGACCTCCCAATCCTTCGCGGTGATTGCGAGCCGCCGCTGTTGCAAGCAACTCATGGCGACGTCGTCGTCGAGGAGCCGGTCGAACAGGGTCAAATCCTGCCCGCCCTCGCGCGTTAGGATGGAATCCTCGTTCACCTTGAGGACGTCCATGTAAGCGGGCGAAAGGACGATTGTCGGGTCCCGCGAAATCATCCGGTCGAGGACCGGCGGCGCTCCGTCGTCGGATGGAGCGGCTCCCTCGTCCGGCGGAGGAACGAGCCCGAGGCTCTCTAGTCCGTTGCGGACGATGGTCGGCAGTTGCGGCATGAACTAGACCCCGTAATGAGGAGCGCTCGCCGAGCCATAGCCGCGCCCCGAGTTCGAAACCTCGTTATCCTCGAAATTATATCGCCTGTCACGGCTCCCCGTCTCCGCCGTCTCTCGACGCCCGCCGGAGAGGACCTCGAACTTGCCCGCGAATCCCTGCGAAAGCTCATTGAACGCGTCGGCCGCCGCGTCGACTTGGTCGTCCGGACCGTTGGGGAACCCACAAAGCTCGTCGACGAACGGCTCAATCCATGGGTCGAGGCCGTCCTCGGGTTCGACCGAGTTGACGAGGTAAACGTGACCATGTTCGGCTTGGGTCGCGAACGGGGACGCGCGGACCTCTTTCGCGCCGCTCGGCGGCTTGGCGACGACCGTGAACCCGGAGAGTTCTTTCACATAGGATTCGACTTGCGCGACGCCAGCCTGTCCGGGGTCCTGCGGAATGCGGATAATCGTCCCCGGCGGGTCGAGTTCGGCCGAGACCTCTACCGTGTCCATGACGACGCCCGGCGTGTCCTGAAAATGGCGCGCGTCGAACACATAATAGTCGGAGCCGAGGCGGCCCATGAGGACCCCGGACGTCCAATCCGGCGGCTTGCCGGGCTTTGCCTTGCGGCTCGCGAAATCCCAAGCTCGAACGCGCAAGCGGAGCCCGGCCGGGACCTTGGTGCGGGAAATGATTTTGCCCGCGAAGAACGCGCGCTTGAACAGGCCGCCCTCGCGCGGCGTCGGCCGCTGCTGATACTGCCCCGAATAGGCGTAAGCGCCCTTTGAGTGCTTGAGGCCCTCGACGACCTCGCGCGGGAAGCGCTCCGGGAACAGCAACTCGCCGTCGGCGGTCCGAGGGTCCTCGAACAGGAGCGAGCCGTCTTTCCGATGGGTCCGACAACGCCGCGTCGAGTCGAACTCCATCGGCAAGTTCAGATGAACATAAGGGAGCTTAAGCTTGAGGATGGTCCCGGCGACGTCGTCCTCATGGAGCCGCTGCATAATGACGACAATGACGCTTTTCCGCATATCGTTGAGGCGGTCCGGAATTGCCTCGCGGAACGTCTTAATCGTCGCGGCGCGCTCGGCGTCGCTTTCCGCCGTGTCGACCGAGTGAGGGTCGTCGATTGCGACCCGGTCGCCGCGACCGCCGGTCATGGACGCGAACGCGCGGCCCTCGCGGAACCCGGTCCGCTTGTTCACAATCAGATGCTCGCCCCATTTCGGAGTCGGCTCGACGAGGTCTCCCCAAAGCGCTTGATATGCCTCGCTCTCGACGAGCCGCCGGACCTTGGAAATGTCGCGCGTCACGTTCTTGTCGGAGAACGAGGTCGTCAGATAGCGAAGCGACGGGAGCCGTTTCGGTCCCCACTCCCAAGCGTTCCAAAAGACGAGGAGGAGCGATTTCATCATCCCCGGAGGGACGGTCATGAGGAGATATTGGACCTCCCCGGCCGTGACCGCCTCCAAGTGCAAGCACATCGCTTGCAAGGCCCATCCGCCGACGAACGGTTGCTCGGGCTCTAGCTCGGTCCAAAACTCTTGAATGAACGCGTAAAGAGACGCCTCACACGCTGCCCGGATTTGCTCCCGGTTCGCTCGAATGCGCTCCCGATGCTTCCGGCGAGCCCGTTCCTCCCGTTCCGCCCGCGCCGCCTCCATCGCGTGACGCGGCCGTTGTAATGACGGTGACCTTGGCGAGTAAGCGTTCAAAAACCTCGAACTCCTCGTCCGTCAGACGGCTCAAATCCCAAACGTCCCGGCCGTCGTCCTCGTCGCCTCCGCCGAACCCGAGACCCGCCCGGAACGCCCGGACGTCGACGTGTCTCCCTATCAGTTCGAGCGCTTTGAGGCGATTCGTCAGATGCCCGATAGTTTTCCCCTCCTTCGCGACGTTGTGAGCGTGAGCGAGTTGAGCAAGGACCCATGACCGGCTGATAGAGGTCGCCTCGGACCGCGTCGCCATGACCGCCGAAATGGCGTCGACAATCGCGGGCTTGCGGAGGTTCTCATAACCTTGCGACTTGGCCGAATGCGGCGTGTAACCGGCGCGGATTGCGGCTTGTGTCGCGTTGAGGTCGACGAGATACTCCTCGACGAACCGCCGCTGACGAGCCGTGAGCGGCCCGAGGATTGCGTCGGACTTGTCCCCGAGAGCCTTGACGAGCGCGGGGACTTGGACCTCGGGCGGGACGCCCTCGACGTTCGCGCTCATAGGAGAGACCCTTGGACGAGCCCGCGCTTGGCCTTGGCTTGCGGCCTCACGTCGAGACCGCTCGTGAGAGCTTCCTCGCGGCACTCCTCGACCGTTTCGGCGAGCCGCGCGACCATTTCATCCGTCGAGACCTCAAGGACGCCGTCGCGATAGCGGCAATGAGTGATTTTCCGGCCGTTTCGCTCGAACCGCTTTTGCGCGGCGCTGAACGCCTTTCGGTATGCCTCGCGGTCGTCAGTCGACACGGCGCAAACCCGGCTTGAGCGAGTCAATGGCGGCTTGCAAGTTACTCGCTAGTCGTTCTCGGTGAAATCCGAGACCTTGACCCTTGTCGGCTCGTCTCCTGTCCTCGACGCGAGCGACGGGGCGCGGAGCGATGCCAGCGGCCGGGCGATGCTTGCAACCGACGTCGGCGCGGACGCCGCAACGCCAACACGGCTCCTCCGGAGCGTCGAGAGCGCCGTCGGTCCGGACGCGGCTCCAAAAGTCAGCCTCCATAGTGCTTGCCGCCTCCCTTGAACCTCGACAAAACCGGCCGGTCGACGATTTCCCAACCGGGGAACGTGTTGACCTCGACAATCTCATAGTGACCGATTCGCGTCGGGAGGCAATGGTCGCCAGCCGAGGCGGCGAGAGCCTTGCGGCATTCGGCCCCGACAAGGACGAACCGCTGTTCGCCGGGAGCGACCGGACCCTTGCCCCGGAGCGCGCCTTGTATGTCGGAGAGAGCAGTCATTGAATCATTCTCACAAGCGATTTCGCGACCTCCGGGAGGAGCCGATTGTCTCCGGGCTCACGCTCGACCAATGGAATGACGTTCGCGTCAAACGCGCAATATAGGCAAATCGGAGCGGCGTCCCGAGACTGGCGGGGTTGAGCAACGTCCCGGCCGCAATCAACACAGTTCGCGCCGATGGGATGCCCTTCGCTCTCGCGCGGGTCGCGAAGGTTCCACGGCCAACAGGGAACGACGCGGACGCGAACAAGCGCTATTCCCGTCACGGAGCGAGCTTCCGGTTGACGCGAGCCTCCTCGGCGAGGTCCCGCTCGTCGTTCAGCCGCGCGAGTTCCTCGTCGCCGAACGCCGCGCCGCAACTCTCGCATTGCTCGACCGTCCCGAGGCGCGAGCGGATGACGGTCCGGCGGTTGCGATGGTCGCAGTTCACACGCCCTCCCTTACGCCGACGCGGCGCGGGGTGATAGCGTCCGAAATCGCCTTGAGGCTCCCGACGACGGCGTCCGAGAGCTTCTCAAGCTCGGGCGGCCGGTCATTCTCGAACTCGGCCTTGAGAAGCTCGACGAGGTCATTGACCTCGGCCGCCGCGTTATTGATTGCCGAGGCCGCGCGAGCCCGCGCCGATTGCAGCCGGTCGCGTCGCGCCGTCTCGGCTGGGAGTTCATGCCCGGAATACGTCGGCCGGTTGTCCGTTTGCTCGGCCGCCTGTTGCGCCATGTGTCCGGCCTTGTAAGCGGTCATGCTCCAACCGATTGCTTCCGCTTGGGTCGACTTGCGGAGTTCGCGGTCGCGCTTCTCCTCGTCAATGAGCCCGGCTCCGAACTCGTCGAGCGCTCGGGCGCGGTTCTTGTCCGCCCATTTTAGGACGAGGTCCGGCGCGAGACGGTCACGGCCGACGAGGAGGAAATAGGGCTCGCCGGGCCGCAGTGTCGTGAGCGCGTCGAACTCGCCGGGGTTCTCGACTGTGTTGATAAGGTCGCTCATTGAAGGAGGTCCGAGACTTTCGGGGCGAAGGGCTGCTCGGCGCGGCGCTTTTCTGCTCGGCGCGCGACAAGGCCGAGGACCGCTACGGCCCCGACAACTGCTAACACGGTCGAAATCATAACAACCTCTCTCCCTCGGCGAGCTTCTGATAGTCGGCCTCAATCGCCTCGAACAATGCGATTTGCTCGTCGGCGAGGCGTTGGGTCATCTTTCGCGACATGACCCGTTGAGGATAAACGAACCGGCGGAACTTTAGCTCGCGCGTGACGGCGGCGAGCTTCTCGGTCGCGGTGAACTGGCGGACGCTCACGACGGGTCCGCCTTCTGCTCTAGCGTCACGACGAGGCTTTTGCCGCCCCGGTCCGGGCTGATGCGGTAGCGGCCCCATTTGACCGCGACGAGGACGTCGTCGACGATTATCGGCTCAAGCGGCTCAAGCTCCGACGCTTTGAAATGACGCTCGACCTCCTCACGCGGGACGGTGCTGAATCTAGGCATTGGTGCAATCCTCTACCGGCCGGGCTATCTCCCAACGCTCGGCGAACCTCACGGCCCCGGCGAGGTCCGTGTCGCGCGTCGTCGTCCTCGGATAGCGGAGCCGCGAGTCGGGATAGTATCGGTCGACGACCCATGAGAGCCGATAGCAGTCTCGGCCGAGCTTCTGAATCGCGTGTCCGTAGGACCCGGACGAGCGGAGCCGGCTCACGGCTCAATCCCCGCCAGCTTGAGGGCCTCCATAACCTTTGTGAACGCAATTGCGTCACTCGGGTCGTCCTTGGGAAAGAGGTCCCGGCTAAGAATTACGTCGAAAACCGGGCCGACCGCGAGCAACGCCTCGACCATAGCCGGGACGGCGGCGATTGCCTTCGCGTTAGCCTCGTCGGCTCCATGCGGCCAATTCTCGCGATAGAGACACGCGACGACGCCGCCTCTCTGGGCGCGGACCTCGACCGTGTCGTTCGGCATGAAAACCCGCCGATTGGACGTTTGAGGCGGACCGGCGACCCAAGGTCCCGGCGTGATTGCGGGCGGAGTCATAGGCATATCGCCGCGCCTCCGGTCATGAGTTTCGTGACGAGATAGACGCCGACGACGAGGAGAACCCCGACGAGCATTCCTCCGCGAAAAGCGAGCCCGGCCGGGAACGGCGGACGATAGGGTTTCGGGGCGGTCATTCTCGCGCCCTCGCGGCGGCATCTTGCTCCGCTTCGCGCTCGTCGACGGGGTCCGTTCCGGCCTCGGCCGAACGCTCCTCCGCGCCGGGGTCACGTTCGTCGGAGACGCGTCGGACGAACGTCCCGTCCGCGATTTCGACTAACTGGACGGCGTTTTTCGCCCAATGGGGCGGCGACTGCGGGACCTCATAGGGTCCGAGCGCGAGATAGTGACGAGCTTTCATCGGGTCGAGCCTCCGAATCGTGGAGCGCCGACCTTACGCTCTCCGCGTCATTTTGCAACTACCGAGCAACTGGCGCGATTTGACCCGCTCGACCGGGTCCGTCGAAACGACCGCGTCCACAGCCGCCGCTTTCCATCCTTGGACGTGCAACGGCGGCGGTTTCGGAGGCGACGCGCGAGGAACCGGGCGGCTCACGTTAGACGAGCGGCGCGGGGTCCGGGCTCGCATGGTCTGAACCTTGCCCTCGGCCGCGAGAGTGGAGAGCGCGCCGACGAGACCCTTATAGAGCGAGCCGGAAATCGGTCTCGGGAGCTTCATCGGGCCTCACAAAGCTTGAGGGCGGCCGGGGCAAACCTTGACCGCCCTCGTCGACCCACTGTTGCCTTGGCGTTCGGGGTCTCTACGCCGGAGCGAACGACACGTTGATGCTAAGGGACGCGCCGTCGAGTTCCATGTCCGGGTCGTCATAGTTGCCCCGGCCGTAGCAGGAGCCCGTCACGTTGACGAGGATAGCCTCGTTCTCGCCGGGGTCCCGGACGAGGTCAATCATCGCCCCGGCCGCCGCCTCATGGGCGTCGCGGTCCTTGGCATGGACAGGCTGCGATTCGACGACCTTGTCGAGTTCGGCCGAGACGTTCGACTTGGCCTCGGCCTTGGTCGCTCCGCGCGTTGCGAACGAATAGCTCACTCGGGTTCCTCCTCGTTCTCCTCGGCGGCAAGCCGGGTTGCTTCCTCGCGCTCGCGCTCCTGAACTCGGCCGAGAGCGTCCTCATGGGTCGTCGGCTCGAACCGGGCGTCGAACACGTCGGCGGAGAGGACGTAAAGCGGCGAACCCGGAACGAACGCAAGGCGGAATGCGACGGCGGGCGTCCAATCGCCTTTTGCGCTGTCCTTGGTCACGACCTCGCCCGCGTCGGCAAGCGTCGCCGGGTCAATGACGAGGACGTCGGCGTCGCCCGAGCGATAATATCCGGGCTCGGGGAGCTTGCTCATGCGGTCGGTTCCTCCGGTTGAAGCTCGGTCCGAACCGCTCTCACTTGCGCCGCGACGAGGACTCCGACGCCGAGCGCTGTCCCGACGACGAAACCGCCAAACGCGGCGAGGAGAGACGTGACCGTCATGCGGCCGGGAATATGACCTTAACCGCAAGCCATGACAACCCCGCCAAAATCGCGAAGAGGACGAGGGCGGCAATGCGACGGCGCGAGGCCACGGTCCGCCGGACGTAAGCCCGGTTCCGCTCGGCCGCGTCCGCTTTCGCAATGCGCCAGCGCTCGGTTGTGTCGAATGACGAGGCGATGGTCCGAACAATGCGCTTGCTCCGGCCGTCGACGACGTAGGTCTCGCCGGTCGTCGTTTGGACCGGGTAAAATGGGTTCGGGTTCATGTCTCGAAACTCCAAGGAACGGCGCTGTCGTGAGCGAACGCGACGACGTAAAGCCACCATGAGCAAGGCTCGCCTTTGGCGTCGCGCGGCGGCCCGGTGAGAGGCGACCCATGGTCGAGGACGACGCGCCCGTCCATCGCGACGACCGCGTGATTGTCGTCCTTGGCGTCGCCGACGATTATGAGCGGGATTCCGGGGTTCGGCTCGCTCAACCAACGGAGAATATCGGCAAGGGTCCACGTTAAGGCGGTCGTCGTCTGGAAAAACCCGAGACCTCGTTCGAGCAACCAACGGCGCGTTTCCCGATAAAGCTCCTCCGGGTTCGGGTCGTGCTTCACGACCTCGACGAAATGAGGGACCTCCTCGACGGGAAGGTTGAGGACCGACGCGAGGGACGCGCGCCAGCAATCGCCCTGCTCCTCGGCGTGAGAGATACAGGGTTGCGGTTTCACCGTCCTTGCTCCCTGAATGCGGCCACGGCCTCGCCGAGAGATTTGCAAGCGAGCCCTCGCCAATCCTCGACTATGTCCTCGGGCAAATCCGTCCGTCGCGCGTCGAGCGCGTTCCGGGCGTAGTGAGCCGCCTCGGCTAGAAGCTCGCGCCATGGTCGAGCGGCCCGGCGGACGGTGACGCTCGCGCCGTTGAACCCGTTGAGGTTCATCGCGAGACTTTTCGGGTTGCTCGCTCGCCTTGCGGCCAATTATGCTCCGCGAGCGGTCCGGAGCGCTGATTTCCTTCCCCGAGGTCGAGGCAACGGTCCCGGCAACGCTCGTCGCCGCAAAACGTCCGGCAAGTCATGGGTCGCACATGAGGCGTTGGTCGCATTGCTGCGCGGCTTTCGCTCTCGCCTCCCCCTCCCATGACTCAGCAGCCTCGCGGAGTTCCGGCGTCATCCGTTCTGCGACGGCTTTTTCGAGTTGGTCGGTTGTTCCGTCCATGTTGCGGCAGTCTCCGCAGTCGGCCCTAAATCGGTCGTGTTGGAAACAGCCTATTTTCACGGAATGACCTCCGTCGTCTGCTCAATGCCCGCCCGCTCAATGTGTCGGCCAATGGCAATGCCGAGAGCGAACGAGGACAGCGCGAGGCCGACGGCCGCGAGCGTGAACGAGGCGATAGCGAGCCGGGTCATGGCTTGGAGACCCCGACGAGGTCATAGCCTTGGAACGGCCTTGTCTCCCCCGTCCGTTTCCAACCCGCCTCCTCGGCCGCTTTGACTTGCTCCTCGGTCACATAGACAACGCCCATGTCCCGCCAGCCGAAATTTGTGAAAATGCGGCCGTCATTGTCGATTGGCCCGCCGAGCGGCGGCGGAAAATTGGACGGGTCCGGCGTGTGGAGTCCGGGCCGCGTGAGGTCCCGCGCAATCTGCTGTTCGAGGTCGGTCGCGGCGGCGTTGAGGGCGTCCGCTATTGCCCCGAGAACGAGCGACGCTGTCCCTGCCTCGGACGCGTTTCGCGCGTCGCCTTGCTCGTCGAGTTGTTCCGCCCTTACCAACGCGGCCCCTCCCTTGGCGTGTATGGCGGACCCGAGCGCTCGAAACGCGCGGACGAACGGGCTTAGTTGTGACATGGTCGAGCTTCCTTCCCTTTGAGCTTGGGTCGAACGACAAGCTCCCGAAACATAACCGCGCCAACGCTGACTTGAAACAGCTTTGCGACCCGGCGGAGAGCCTCGTCGTCATTGAAGTCGTTAACCTCGTCCATCGCTCGCTCGAAATGCGGCGACGGCATGAGGAGGAGCGCGGCAAAAAAGTTAGCCTCCTCCTCCTCGACCGAGACGACATAAGCCCTCACGGCGCGACGTCCTTGAACGGTTCGAGGGCGGCCTCAAGCTCGGTCATGCTGTCAAGGACCTCTCGCATTTCGCGAGGTTCGCCCTCGAACACGACCCGAGATGCCCGAACCAACCGCTCAAGCGACGACCTCACGACGAGCGCAACGCCGGGGTTCGCGAGGTCCTTGATTGGGAGCGTCACAAGGTCGGAGAGGTCGAGAACCGGGTCGTCGTCGACGAGGACGCAAAAAAGCCCCGCACCGCCGGGCTCCTTGCTCTTGAGAGGTATGGAGAACATGAGCCGCCCGGCGTCGGTCCTTGTAACGCGAGCGGCGACGACTGCGCTCTCGCCGGTAGGGTTCTGCGAAATCGGCGCTTGACATTCCGACAATCGACAATCGGCATTTTGAGACGAGTCGGGTTCGGGTTGGCGTGATTCGGATGGGCGGGGCGCGTCGTCAATCATCGCTTAAGCTCCTTTGTCCGTTGAGGCGTGACCGGGTTTTCTCGACGGTTCGTCTGTCGCAACCGACCTTGCGGGCGATGCGGTTGGCGGAGAGGTTCGTTCGGGCGAGGCGCTTGAGCTTGGCGCGGTCGAACGGAATGTTGCCGCGACGCTTGGGGACGTGAACGACGCTATCGCCGAAATGGAAAACGAGGAGGATTGCGAGGGGCTCGCCGAACAGTCGCTTGAGCCGAACGGACGTGTCACGGCCGCCGCTTGGCGGTTTCCCATAGTGCTTGGGGACATGGACGCGGGTTCCTCCGGCGAGGTCGCAGAGCCGGTTGAACTGAACGGGACCGAGGAGGCGTCGGAGTTCGCTCATGCTTCCGTGACCTTGACGGTTGTGACCTCGGCGGCTTTCGCGAGGACGGTTGAGAAATGGTCTCGGACCCAATCGGCCATGAAGCGCGAGGGCGTCGTCACAGTGACCGAGCTTCCGTTCAGGGAGAGAGCCGCGACGTTCGGGGCGAGCCAACCCTCATAAGTTCGAGGGTCGAGGGAGGCGCGGAGCCGTTCGCGAATTGTGGCGATGCGAGGGTCATCCGCGTCGGCGACATTGAACGAGGTCGGAGCGGTCGTCGCTTTTCGTGACCGGCCTTTCGAAAGCGCGTGAGCCTTGCGGATTGGCGCGTCGAAATAGGCGAGGGAGGAGACGGTCTCGCTTGCGGGCATATCCCCGAGGCGCTTCGCGATGACCGGCAGGACGACCTCGTCAATGGGGACCTCGTCCTCTCGCCAGCGTTTGACGACGTCCATTGCTCGGGCGAGCTTACTCGGCTGTATGACCGAGACGCCAGCGGCGGCGGCTATCCGAGCCGTGAGCGCGAGGAGGTCCTCCGCCTCAATGTCGTTGGAGGTTATATTAGAGTATCCCTCTCCCTCTCCCTTTCTCTCTCCCTTTCCCTTTCTCTCTCCCTTTCCCTTGGAAGCCATGTCACGCAGTTCGTCCGCGTGACATTCCCCCTCTGTCGCGTGTGACGCGTCGGTAATGTCACGCGTGACATTTGGGGCTTGTTGCGAATCGAACAGGGGTCCGGCGGAGGCGGTTTGCCCTCTGATTTCGGCGACTTTTTCGGGTCGTCCGCGTTCGAGCCAATTCTCAAATTCGGGCGCGTCGAGTTTGTCGTCGGGGTTGCGCTCGTTGTGCTTGCGGATTGTCGCGCAGAATGTCCGGTGACGTTGGCGGAGCTTGCCCTCCCAAGCGGCTTGAGCCTTTTCGGCGACGAGCGGGTGATAGAGGCGACCGTCGGAGCATTTGACGAAACCCCGGAGCGCGCCGTCGCGGATTTTGCGCCATGCGGCGACGCCGGACGAGCGGATTCCGTAACCGGCCAAGTTCGCAAGGACGCGGTCGTCGTCGGGGAGCGATGCGGCCGGGATTTGATGCCAAGCGGCTCCCCATAGCATGACCGCCGCGACGATTGCCTCGGGGTCCTCGACCGCGACGAGGTCGCTGTCACGGAACTTGCGGACGTCGAGCGGCATATGTCCGAAATCGCGGAGGTCGCAATCGGGCGGCGTGAGCGGAGTGCGGGAGGTCACGCGACCTTTACCTCCGCAAACAAACTCGACTCACCGCGCAAGCGGCGTTCGGCAATAGCCGCATAGTCCGGGTTTAGCTCGCACAAGATAGCGTCAAGGTGCATTCGGTCGGCGACGAGGCCGGTCGTTCCGGCTCCGCCGAAGGGGTCAAGGACAGTCCCTCCCGGCGGGCAGCCGGCGAGGAGACAGCGCTCGACGAGCGCGGTCGGAAACGTCGCGAAATGGGCGTCCCGAAAGCTCTCGGTGTTAATATCCCAAACGCTGCGCGGGTTGCGCGTGTCAGACAGTTCAACCTCACCGGAGCGCGCGGAGTCGTTCCTTCCCGTTCCTTGAGCGAACCTCGGTCCGCTTCCGCGCTTGCGGTTGCAAGTTGCCCTTTCAGCAATCGCGTCCGCGTCAAAGAAATAGCGAGGGCCTCGCGTTAGCAAGAACAGCGACTCATGCGCCGAGACGCAACGGTCTCTAACGGGTTCGGGTTGTGAGTTAGGTTTGTTCCAGATGACTTCTTGTCGGAGGAGCCAACCGTCCGCCCTCAAAGCGAATGCTAGGGTCCATGGAACGCCGACTAACTCCTTTGGCTTGAGTCCTGTTTTCTTCTTACCGCGGCCGACTCCGGTGCTCCCATGAAGCGCCGCGACGTGCTTACCTCCGGTCGACCCGCCCCACTTGGAGTCGTTTGCGTAGCTGTCTCCGATATTTAGCCAGAATGTCCCGTCCGACCGAAGGACCCGGCGAACCTCGCGAAAGACCTCAACTAACCGCCCTACATAATCTTCAAGCGTTTGTTCGAGACCTATTTGTCCGGGGACGTCGTAGTCACGAAGCCCGAAATATGGCGGCGACGTGACCGCGCAATGAACGGACTCGTCCGGCAACTCCTTGAGTGTTGCAGCGCTGTCGCCGACGATAATCCTCACCGTCATCGGATGCGCCTCCCGATTGCGAGTAACTCGGAACCCGCCGGACGGCCCTTTTGACGCGGTTTGCGTCGTTTTGCGGCCACCACGCCGGTTGCGACTTTCTTTTCTCTCGCGCGCTCGGACGGCGTTTTGAGCGATTGTGGCGTTTCAATCGCCTCGACGACGACCTCGACGCGCTCGGGCTCTCCATAGCGGCGAACGACCGGGCCTCGGTTGACTTGGCAGTCGTCGACCCATGCGACCGCGTTCAAGGCGTCCATGACGAGCTTATCAATGTTGTCTCGGTCCGGCTTGCCGGTGAACTCGACCTCTCCGGCGAGTGCCGCGATTCGGAGCTTTTTCGGCCATGACGCCGGGACCCTAAACACGGCCTCAATGGACAGCGACACGGCCCCGGTTATCAGCGGAGCCGAGCGCGCCGCGAGCCGGTAGAGCGTCGCGATTTCGCGTTCGGCCGCGACCGTTCTCGGGTCGGGGAACTGCCGTTTGAGCTTGAAACTCGTCCGGTGTCGGGCCTTGCCTCGCGGTCGGCCGGGAATTGTGAACGCAACCCTCACGCGTCGAGCTAGGCGGCTTGGAAGGTTAGGGAGACGTGACGTTCGGCGAGGTCGAACACGTCGTTGACCGTATGGTCCTCGAACCGTCCGTCGAGTTCGTCGTCGGGGATTCCGACGTTAAACTCTTTCTCAATCTCCATGACCATTTCGACGAGGTCTAGGCTGTCGACGCCGAGGTCCGCGCCAAGCTTCGCCTCGTTCGGCAAGTGAGCCTCGTCGGCCGCCTCCGCCCAAGAGAACTCGACCATTAGTTCCCGCGTCCGCCGTTCGATTTCTTCCCTCGTCAACATTTCCGTCCCTCCCGTTGCTCCGGCTCCGGCGTTCGCGCCGGAGCCGTGAGCGTGTCGTTATTCGGTTGCTGCCTCGACGACGGTCTCGGCCGCGTCGGCGGATTGGTCGGCGGCGGCGACCGCTTCCTCGGCCGCTTCCTCAAGGTCGACGTCCTCGTCCTCGCTTTCGCCGCCAGTGTCCAACGCGAGGCCCGGTTGGTCCGGCTGAACGTCGGGGTCCTTGCGCTGCGAAAGGAAACGGTCCGCGCTCGCGCTCATGAGGACGACGTCGTGTCCGTCGAGCTTGAACAGTTGAAGCGCCGTCTCCTCGTCGCCGCGAGCCTCGGCCTTGAGCGAGAAAATGTCGCCCTTCACGCCGTAACCCTTGAGCGTCGCGTGAACGCTCGGGAGGTCCTCCTCGGCGACGACAATGACGAGCTTCCGGAGCAACGTCCGGGCGCTGTTTTCAAGCGCCTTGGCGAGGTCGCGCTGTTCGCTCTCGCTCATTTGCGACCATGGTTTCGGCCTGTGTTTGAACTGTTCGAGCATCGTGTCGCGAATGTCGCCGAGCAACGTCCCGCTCTCGAACTCCGCGTCCTCGGCGATTTTCGTGAGCCGCTCGACGCGTTGGTCGAACTCCGTGATGTGGTCGCCCTCGGTCTCCTCGACCGCCTTTTTGTCTCTTGGCATTGTCGTTCCTAAGCCGCCGATGCGCTGGCGGCGTTGCGTCCGGCCCGGACTCTCCGGACCGAATTGTCGTGAGCGACCGTTCTGGACGGCCGCGCGAACAGGTGGCGCGTGTAGCTGGCATGACCGGCGGTCCAAACAATCCAGATATATTCCGCCATGCCACCTTTTCGGCAGGACTCGCCGCGAGCCTCAAGGACGAGGCCCGGAGGCATGGACGGGCGCTCCATGAGTGAAATGACGTGACTCGGCGGCGTCCGGTCATAGAGCCGCTCGAACCGGCCCTGTCCGTGTTGGAACTCGGTCGGCACAAGGAACGCGGCGCGCTCCCAACCGCCGATTTTCAAGGCATGGTGAACGAACTTCTCCGCAAGCTCCGGCTCGGGTTCGTTATACGGAGGATTACAGACGATGGAGAAAGCGTTCGACGGTCCTCCATGGACCTTGAGAAAGTTGCGCCGCTCGAATTGATGCCCGCCGGGCCGAAAGCGGTCGACTAGGTCGCTCCCGACCGTCAGGAATCCTCGCCGCCTTGCCACGTCGAGAACGGTTCCTCGTCCGCATGATGGGTCCCAAATCGTTCCCGCCCAGAAGGGCAGCGTGTCGAACAACTGCTCGACGGCGCTCTCCGGCTCGACATACCAGCCGAACGGGTCGCGCGGATATTCCGCGTCTTTCTTCGCGGTCCCGTTGAGGCGTTTCGTCACGCGGCGGCTTGCTGAACCGGAGGAGCGGGCGGGACGTCGAACTTGCGCCGGTCGACGAAATCCTCCGGGCGGAGCTTTTTCTTGTCGCGTTTGGCGGCGGCGATGACTCCCGGCTGTTCGTCCGGCGGAATGTCGCCAGCCTCAAGCCAACGCTGAGTCGTCGAGTGCGTTCTCCCGAGGGCTCGGGCGAAAGCGCTGTTGCTTCCCCAAAGCATTGCGATTCGAAAGGCCGGAGCCTCGCGGTCGATGCGCGGGTTCGGGATTCGTTTTGCCATGATTCTCGCTTTGCGAATTGGAAACGGCCTTGAGTAAGCCGGAACGCGGTTGACGCGCAAGGCGTAAAATAGATTTGCGTTAAGGCCGAACGCGGGGCATGACTTCCAGCGGTCCGCCGCGAACGTCGGCGACCGTTGAGAAGGAGTGACGCAATGCCTGTTTACGGATGCAAGATTCAGGGGACCAAGGACGTTCGAATCGTTCGCGCCAAGTCGGCGGCGCAAGCTCGCGCCCATTTGGTCGAGGCGGAGACCATGTCGGCCGAGGAACTCGCCGACGCGCTGTCCAAGGAGGGCGCGAAGCTTGAGACCGCGACCGCTCCCGCCGAGGAACCGGCGGCGGCTGGCGGAGAGGAATGACTCATCGGAGCCGGAGTGCGACCGGCTCCTTTTTACGCAATGCGCGTCAATTTACTTGCAAGTTACGCGGTAGTGTGTAGGGTGATTCGCATAGACTTGAAAGGCTCGACCGATGACCGCTTGTCCTCCCTCTGAAATCGACCGCTATTATTCGGGCCGTCCCGACACTCGCCGAGCTATGATTTGGCCGGTCTATGGATGGGGCGACCGCCGGTTCGAAAAGGAGGAGGTCGCGGCGTTCTTCTCATGGGGAGACGCGGCCGACTATGCGATGCAACCGGAGAAGCGCCACGGCTGGCCCCGAACGCTTCACATTGGACGGGCTCGCCGGAGGGACGCGCGATGACCGACCGGACCCTCGCACATATCGCGCTCGACATTCGCCTTGCCTCCAAGGAGCGCGGCGAGGCGGACGCCCGTTGCATGAGTGACCCGAACGACCGCCGGGCCGAGGAGGCGTTCGCGTCGGCCGACGACCGGCTCGCCGAACTCAAGGACGAGTTTAAGGCCAAGTTCCGGGCCGTGACCGGCGTCTCATGGACGACGGTCGAGGACCTCAACCTATAACCCCATTGAAAGGCTCGACAAAATGCTAACGAAACGTGAGGTTGAAATCCTCGGCCGCGCCCTCGGCCGCGCCCGTCCACCCTCAAATGCCGAATATCCGGCGGAGGTCGCCGAGCGCTGGCAACAGCTAGTGACCGCTCTCCGCGACGGCTTAACGCCGACCAATCGGCTCGGAATATTTGATTCTCTCATTGAAAACCCGGAGCGCCCGCTATGACCGACTCTCCCGACGACCTCCTCGCCGACATGGACCGCGAACCGACCGCCAAGCGCGACCTCGGAATCGACCGCTCGAAATGGGGCCTCTTTCCGGACGTCTCGTTCCTCGACTATTTCGCGGACCCGGCTCCCGAGCCGTCGCTCTCGAACAGCGGAATCACGACGCTTCTCAAGGAGACGCCGCTCGACTTTGCGTTCGAGCATCCGAGGTTGAACCCGGACTCCGACCTCCTCGACCGCGTCGTCTCCAAGGCTCAAGAGACCGGGAGCGTCGTTCACCGGCTCGCGCTCGGCAAGGGCGCGGACTATGCGGTCGCTCCGTTCGACGCGTTCCGCTCCAAGGAAGCGAAGGAGTTTCGCGACGCGGCAATCGCGGCGGGCCGGATTCCAATCGTCGAGGCCAAGTTCAACGAATGCCTCGCCATGGCCGACGCTATCAAGCTCCGAATCAAGCGAGCCCTCGACGGCGCGAGCTATGAGACCGAGGTCGTGTTCATGTATCAGGAGGAGACGCCGTTCGGTCCGATATGGGTCCGGGGAATGCTCGACGTTTGGTCGGCCGAGCGCGCGATGATTCTCGACCCGAAAGTCACGCGGCTCCTCTATGACGAGAGCCTCGGCCGCCAAATGGTCAAAATGGGATGGGACCGGCAAGCGACCCTCTACCCTCACGCGCTCGGCAAAATCTTTCCGGAGCTTGCCGGGCGGATTGAGTTCGCGGACCTCCTGATAAAGCCGGTCCCGCCGTTCACGTCTCGCCTTGCCGCGCCGGAGAAAGCATGGAGAGCGGTCAAGCTCCGGGAGACGCGCAAGGCGATGGAGACGTTCGCCTATTGCATGAAGGAGGGGCGTTGGCCGGGGTTCGGCGACGACGTCGACCTCGTCGAAATGCCGCGTTGGGAGGAGGCTCGCCTCATGGCCGACGAGGAGGATGGTGAGGAATGACCGAGCGCCGTTTCGTCCCGGTCCCGCCGGTCCGTTCCAAGCCAAACGTCTCGAACCTCCGGCTTGAGTTTGCGCCCGGCAAGGCCGACCAAATCCGCAAGGCCGCCGCTCGACATGGCGTTTCAATGCGGGCGTTTTGTCAGCAGGCAATCGACTTTGCCCTCGAATCAATGGAGCCGAAATGACTCGCCAGTTCACGCCGACCGACCCGAACAAGGTCCAGCCGCCGCCGCTGTCACTCGGACTCATGGGTCCGCCGGGCGGAGGAAAGACGAAATCCGCGCTCCGAATCGCCGAGGGAATATCGCGGGTCCGAGGCGGCAAGCCCGCGCTCATTGACACGGAAGCCGGGCGCGCTCTCCGCTACCGCAAGGGGCCGCACAATCCGAACGGACACGATTTCCACCATATAGAGTTTTCGCCTCCGTTCGTCCCCGAGGAGTTCCTTGAGGCAATCAAGGCCGCGCTCGCTCTGAACCCGTCGTGTGTCATCGTCGACTCCATGAGCGACGAGCATGAGGGCGCGGGCGGTTATCTCGAATGGCATGACCGCGAGGTCCCGAACAGCGGCGGGAACAAATGGGCCGCATGGGCGAAACCGTCCGCCAGCCGCCGCAAGCTCGTTTCCGGATTCCAGCAAATCAAAGTGCCGCTGATTTTCACGTTCCGGGCTCGCGAAAAGACGAAACAAGTCGGGACGAAAATCGTCCCCGTCGGGTTCGTCCCCGTCGCCCCGGCCGACATTGTTCACGCGCTCGACCTCACTTGCCTCCTTCCTCACCGCTCGAACGGGGTCGCGGTTTGGCAGTCGACCAAGGAGGGCGAGGATTTCGTCATCAAGCTCCCCGAGTTCCTGTCGCCGCTCATTTCCAAGGGTGAGGTCCTATCCGAGGACCTCGGCGAGGCTCTCGCGCGCTGGCAAATGGACGGGCTCCAAGCCGCTCGCTCGGGGACCTCTACCGCGACGAACGGCAAGCGGACGCCCGAGCAACTCACGGACGACTATGTCGCCAAGGTCAACGCGATTGATGCTCTCGACGAGCTTCGAGAGTTCCAATCGAACGAGAGGACGACGCGGTTCGTCAACGGGCTCCGCGAGACGCGCCCGGACCTCTATGACCGGGTCGTCACGGCCAACACGCGCCGGGCGAACGAACTCACGCCGAGAGAGCCCGAGGCCGGGACGGACGCCGACAATGGGAGAGAATAAGAACCCGCGCCGGACGTGCCGTCTCCGCTACGGGGACCGCGACGTCGAGCTTGGCGCGAACGACGTCATCCTAGCGCTCGGGAAGGAGAACCCGCTGTCGCGGGAGGACGCCAAGCGGGTCGCTCGCGCCGTGCTTGAGGGATTCGGCCATATCTATGAAAACGCCGGGTTCCTCGCGCGCCGAAAACCGTTCGGGCAAAAGTCCAGAATCCATCTGTTCCCCGGCAAGGAGCCGACCATAGGTTTGAGGAGGCCGGAATAATGGCCGTGTATGTTCTGCACATTCAACCGCCCTACCGTCACGCGGCCCATTACATCGGGTTCACGACGCGCCCGGAGCCCGAGACCCGTATCGGCGAACACTTGGCCGGTCGAGGCTCCCCGCTTATCCGCGCCGCGCTCGCGGCCGGGCATGAGGTCAAGGTCGCGCGCAAATGGCATTGCGGGACCCGCCAGTTCGAGCGCTACCTCAAAAACCAAAAGCGGACGAGCGGTTTCTGTCCGTGCTGTAGCGACCGGCCGCGCCGCGTCACATTCGCCGCGTTCCATCGGTTTCTTATGGCGGGCGGGTTCGTCCGGCCGTCGCGGCGCTATTACGCTCTCGCGCGGTTCGCCGGGGTGAACGTCTCGGACGTCCTCC